CCAAGTCTGTTCTATTGGCTCTCCATATTTAGTTTCAATAGCAATTTTTTTCTTACAATTACAAGCCATAACATTATTTATTTATCTTAATTTACATTTTATTTGAATGTCGGATGTTGGCCATTTTATTTCAAAACAACTGTTATAATCCCCATATAACACTTTATCAACCGCCATAATATCAATTTGTTCTGATTCAGACCCATCTGGTGTATTAAACGGCTGTGCCATTGAAATGTCACAAGCACTTCCTTCCACTAATGCTGGCAATGGGCATTTGTCTGGAGAATAATTTCCATTCCAAATTTTATAAACCCTCAAGTCAATTAAACTTACGACACCATCAAGCAAAGTGATTTCTTTTTCCAAGTCACCAAGGAATATATCGTCACCCATTTCATGTTTGTTCACGTCAAAATACTCTTTAACCGCATTGATTATATTTGTAATGACGTTCGCTGGATTATAGTTTTTATCTATAAACACATCTATTCCTAGTCCAATATTATATATTCTACCGCTTTTAATCTCTATATAATCGTTTATTTGTTTATAATTGGACATATATTCGATGACATTCTCAACAAGAGTCTGAGGAAGCGCAGAATCAAGCTGTCCTAACGCATTTATCCCCAAGAAATCCATTTCTATCTTGTTATTCGCCTCAATAACAGTATTTCTGAATGGAGCACCGTATTTAGGCGGCATCTGCATTAACTTAACTCTATAATCTTTAACTGTAACGGCACGATTCTGAGCGCCCATATTATATTTCATAAGTGCTTTGATTTCTTCTGTAGAAGGTGCATCTTTACCAGCAATAGCAGTAGATATATTGGTTACTGTCAATGATGTTAAAACCTTACCCCTAGTTGACCCATCTGTATTTCCAGTATTTCCACCCCAATCAACGTTTGCAAGGGATATTTTATTAATAGCACCAGGACCTAGGTTAGTTGATACACCTCCACCAATTCGGTATAAAACATACATAGTCCAACCTTCTTTTGGTAGAATACCTAACATATTATTGTTTATCTGCATAGATGCTGCATAATCAGCGTATGTAGTTTGACCACTTGGTATTTCATCATATCCGTTTCCAGAACCAAATATAATTTTCATATAACCGTTATCGGTAAATTCTGTAATGAATTTTTGCGTTAATGGCTTCCATTTTCCTCGATAATACCTAGTAGTTCTAGCCGTAACGGTTTCGCCAGTGCCATTCTTTTGTATAACTTCTGTGTAGTCATCATACAAATGAGGATTATATATGTCGTTAATAACAAAATTGTCTATATTTGCTTCAGTACCAAATCTATATTGGTCAGCTAGTGAATCACACTCAAAAAAACGGTATGTCATTACAGCTTGGTCAGATATTCTATACTGTTCTTCGTCAATATAGTACTCATATATCTCTGGATTAGTGCTAAAATCACTAGTTTCTTTAAAAATGATTGACTCTACATTTAAAACATTAGATTCTGGTAAGACAATTTCCATAAACGGTTTTATATCATTTGAATACATCACTTTCTTGTAAATTTTAGTGATTCCGTTTATTGCAACACTAGACTTAGAGACGTTGTACCCAGTGATATTTCCGTTACCGTCCCTAGCTGGCGTCATTTTTCTGTTTGAAAAACCATCCTTATTAAATTGTTCAGCAAAATTAACGTCTTCAGTAAGCTGAAAATTGTAATTTCCAGCAGAAACAATACTAGTACTTTGAAGTATTGGTGCGTAATTCCAATCAGGTAAATGTATATTAGTTGAATCAGTAGGCAAAACGCAACTGACCTCAATTTCACAGATTGAAGACTTACGTCCAGGTATCTTTAAACCATTAGCCCTAGCTTGATTTAAGACACTACTTCTAAGGTTGGCACTGTCAATATTGGTTTCTTGATACATCCTATCCGTATGATAACTAAGGTCATCACCAACGGCAGATACAAGGTCAATAAACCATGCGCCAACACTAGAATCGTTAAAATCATCCGCTAATTCTGGATAATACATATTTGAGAATTTTATCAATTCTCCTTTTATATCTTCAAATGTCCTACTTAAATAATTAATTTTCTTTTCCATTATACTTGAATTACTACGCTATCATTAGTTACCTTATTACCCTCAGAAACGCTATAATCCAATCTTACATATATTTCTGATTCGTCTTGCTCGTTTTTAACAATCTGTATGTCATTAATGTTGATGTTACTTGCCCATCTTTTAACAGATTCACTAACCTCATTTTTTACGGCCTCCCAAGTGGTTTGGTCATTAGGCTCAAATATGAACTTAATAAGGTCAGTTCCAAATTCTGGATTCCTAATTCTCTGCCCTTTGGGGGTAAAAACTATATGCATCAACTGACTTCTAACCTTATCTTTAACAGATTCGTTTACATCCAAATAAAATTTTTGAAACCCATCAGATGTAAACGGGTATTTTATGCCCATGTATTGTCTCTTCGCCATATTAAAATTATTTCTCTATAAGTATTATAAAAGATAATTTTTTATGGGAATATATAAATAAAAAAAATGCGAGAGTTTCACTACTCTCGCATCAGTAAAAAAAATTTTATTTTAATTATTTTTCAAAAAAATTATGTAAATTATCTTCTAGTGTATCTACAAAATGGTCATATAGGTTGAACAGTTCGTCAAAAACACTTTCAAGGACATGGTTAACTTCCTCAACCTCGTTTCTACAACTATCATCTATTTTATCGCTAAATGCACACTCTTCGCAAGCAAACTTATCACCATCGCCATAATATCCACTAACAACATGGTTATTAACAAGATGTGCAAATTTAAGATGATTTCTATCATTGAAATCAACCCACCCAGTAAACTCAGCAGTTAAAGGCTGATTGTGATAATTTATGTTGAGGTTAATATCTTTACGAATGAAAAAAGCCTTAACTCTGCCATCCTTATAAAGCGTCTTATACCACATTTCAAATGCGCTAAATGAATAACACAAACAATGACTAAACTTAAATGCAGCGTCATGTTTCCACATAGTATTATTCAATTCATAAAGAACACTTGGACTAAACGGACATATCACAATATATTCGTTTGTTTCAATATCAATATACTGCTTACCAAACTTAAATTTCTTTTTGGTTTCCTCCCAACAATTTTCAACTGTCTTATTACACATATTAATTGGTTTTTATTTTCTATCGCAAAGGTACGAAAAAAAAATGAGATGGCAAAATGATTTAATCCAAATTTAACTTTTTTTATTTAAAAAAACTTATATTTATTATAAATAAAATACAAACATTATGAAAGTAAACATAACAAACGAACAATACAAAAATCTGATAATACTTGAGGCTGAAAACGTTGCATATAATAGAAGCAATGCAAATGAGCCAAACCTTAAAGCTATTTGGGCTGCAATTGATAGAAAACAGAAAATTCTGCAAGATGAAGTGTTTGGGGAACTTAGCGAAAAAATATATGACATTACTGTAGAAAAGGCGAAATCTATGGGAGAAAAGTTTATGGAAGTTCCTAAAAATATATGTAATGCTGGGAATGATAAACTACCTTCAAGTGTTCTCATCGTAAATATGTCATCTTCTTTAATGTGTCCTTCGTATTATCTAGGAATATGCACAATTACAAATGGAGCTTGTTATGCACAGAGACAAGAAAACAGATTGACTAATAACGTGTTGCCACAACGTTGGAAAACTGACTTGATGCATACTCAAATGCTGCAACAATACCAACACGGCAATAAAAAGCCAATGAGAGACTATTTCAGCTTAATTGAAACCTATATACAATTGGGTAACGCATACTCAGAAAACTTATATAAAAAAGAAGCCGAAAGGATGCAATTTAAATTAGGTAGAGATTTAACAGATGAGGAAAAAAATTTTTTGAGAATACAACAATCTGAAAATAAAATAACAGATGTAAGAATAAACGAAACTGGTGATTTCCAATGCCAACTTGCTGTAAACCTATGGGCTAAATTCGCAGATAAAATCAAAAGGAAATACGGCATAAACACACATGCATATACAGCAAGAAACCTAGATTTTTCGCAAGTTTCTGATAAAATGGCAATAAATCCTTCACACGAAGGGATTAACTTAGGCAAGGTTGAACCAAGAATGTTTAAAGCTGTAGGTGATAAATTTTATAACAGCCTAGAAGGTGGAAATAAAGTCAAAAACAAACAACCAGTTCTTGGAGAGATTAATGGGAAATATTTCTATAAATGCCCTTGTAGTAGAGGTGAGACGCATTGCGACCAATGCGGTGTATGCTTTGCTAAAAATAAAACTGGAAAACCTTATACAATATATGTAAAATATCATGGATTGGTTGCAGCAAACGGTTTTAAAAATCTTTTCAAAAAAGACGAAATCGAAAATGTCATTGAAAAATTATATGAAAACGGATGGATTACTAAAGAAGAATATGCTTCATATAATTCACCAAAAAACCAAAAATTCCTAGCAAATTTATCCACAAAAATTGATAAACAAAGAAAAAACAAAAAAGGCTGAGATATTCTTCTCAGCCTTAGCTTTTCACCAAATTAATTAACATTGAGCAAAGTTCATCATTGAGGTATTTAGAACCGCCTAGTTTCTCAATAAAAGTCATCATTTCTTTTTCATATGTTTTTGCCATTCTGCTGTTAGCCTTTAACGAATACATAACGTTTGCATACCTATCACACCATTTAACGAATGGGGCATATAAAGTGTTACGTATGTCTTCATAATGTTTATCTGAACCCCTTTCAGCGCGATTCCTACCTTTTTCATCTGTTAAAGCGTACACAATTTCTGTTGCCATTAACGCTTGGTTATCGTCCATATATTTTTTTGCAATATGCATTACATCATTGTATGTCACTCGCGCATCTTCAATGGCATCGTGAAAATACGCACCAAATATAATAGGAATAATGTGCTCTTCTGTATAGCAAACAAAATAACCGTATTTCATCGCAAAATCAGCAACCATATTTAAATGGAATGAATATGGCTCATTATCTCCATATTTTTGATTACAAGTAACATCATGCAAAATTGTTGCATCGTTTTTAATTCTGTTAATTTTTGAATAAACATCTGCATTATTCAAAAATTCATTATATCTTTCTTTTTTCATAACTTTTTTTGCAAATATACGAAAAAAAATTGAGGCCACAAAATATAACCTCAATTTTTTAACATTATTTATCTTACATAGAAACCCAATGGTTTGTTTTTCAAAACCTTAATCAATTGGTCGTTCATTGTGCTCTGCTTCTCCATTAAATTCCAAGGTGTCATTCTCTCAAGTCTCTCCTTCAATTCATTAAGAACTGTTTCCTTCTCTGACTTTCCTTGCTCAAGAAGCATGTTATAATCCATCTGCATTTCAGCCTCTGGTATCTTAACAGCACCGCTATATGTACCCCTTATAATACCAAGTAAAATTTTAGCCTCTGCAACTAATAAACGCCTTATTATTTGCTGTGATGGGTTATTCATTAATTCATACCTCATCTTGTCTAATGGAACTTGGTCTGGTGTAATGATTATATCATCTTTATTTTCCAACATACATTGTTCAATATCATCTTCAGAGCCACCAGCAACGTCATAATATGTATACCATACATAACAGCTAGCATACTTATTCCATCCCCAAGTGTCATCAGCAGCAATACCGCCAACCATATTTGGAGAACCTGGAACAGAAAGCAAATGTACAAGATGAGTTCCTTCTGGACCAGCTGTGACTTGATATGCTAAATCTCCCCTCAATAATGAGTTTTTATATTTAAGGTCAGCAGACATAAGGGCAGTATCATATGCAGAACCAACATAAAAACCAGTGATTCCCATACCATTACCCATATTACCATACTGTCCAAATCCACCTCCAATACCAGTATCTAATGTACCTAGATTACCATATAAAGCTGCTTTGGTTGTAGATGGTGTTACATACATAACACGGTTTATTTCACGGCCAGCGGGTATAACATATACTTGTTTTCCTCTTTCAACTTGGAAAAAGTCTTTCTTTAACTCATAATGACCTCTCTGTTGCAATCCTACTTCACGAGAGAACCAATACGAGAAATCACGAGACCAATCCATTGTGCGAACAGTCATTGCATATGCTAGTTCGCTAGCATTTTGAAATTGTATTTGACTTGTATTTTGTAAGTTTAGCCACTGTGTTTCAATTACCCAGTTTTGAACTTTCTCAGCATAGTCACCGATGGCAACGTCCAATAGGTCGCATAGCTGCTCATCCTCAAGCTGTACGATACGAATTGGAGCACCAAGCATAGTTCTGACTGTCCTAAACAGTGCCTTTACATCTTCTGTTAATATCATATTTCACTATTTCTTTTAATAAATCATTTTTTATTACTATAAATAGTGTCTAAATATTCATTTGGAAGATTTTTTTCATTTGAAAAATAAAAATGTTTAATATTTATTCCAAAAATAAAACCTTTATTTTTTATTAAAAACTATGTTAGAATTAAACAAGATATATTGTATGGATGTACTAGAAGGTCTTAAACAATTAGATGATGAAAATATTGACCTTATTATAACATCACCACCTTATAATAAGGTTGGTTTGAACGGAATCCAGAAAGGCAAAAAATGGAATAAGACAATTGATTACAACGATGACCCCAATAATGATAATATGAATGAAGAAGACTACCAAAAATGGCAAACTGAAATTCTCAATGAATGCTATAGGGTACTCAAGAAAGATGGTAGTATGTTCTATAACCATAAAAACAGAATACATAAAGGGGAAATAATATCACCATACAAATGGCTATTCAATACACCTTTTAAAATAAGGCAAGAAATCATTTGGGATAGGGGCAGTGGACAGAATGTAAACAGATGTAGGTATATACCAACTACAGAGCTTATATTTTGGCTAACAAAAACTGAAAGACCAAGGTTTGATAGAAGTAGGGATACTATGTTTAAAAACGAAGTTTGGCAATTCAGATTTGAAAAAGGAACTGAGCACCCAGCACCATTCCCCATTGAACTGCCAAACAACATCATTCCTTGTGTTGCACAAGGAGAAAAAATAACTGTACTAGACCCATTTATGGGTAGTGGAACAGTTGCTGTGTCAGCGATTAAAAACAATTGTAATTACATTGGTTTTGAAAAATTCCAAAAATATGTAGATATGGCAAATGATAAAATTTCGTTAAATACTAGTATATAATGTAGAATTTAGTAATGCTTTATTAACTGTCGTTTTAAAATCTGCCCCATTATCTTTTAATTTATTGTATACTTTTTTAGAATAGTTTTTTATTGTCATTTTTTCAATTTTCTTCGCCTCTTTTATTGTTGAAAATGTTTTTAGCACATGTACATTAAAAACTTTATATTTATTTAAAATCTGATTCAATGTCATATCTCTTTTTGCGTTTCTATGTGTGCAATGATTAAATAACCTATCAGCAAGGTTTTCACAAGAGCCAATATATATTTGGCAATTTGGGAATTCTAACAAATAAACTGCATTTGTGGTAGAAAAGACATCATTAATTTTTTCTGTATCCCACATAATAGTAATACCATTTTTTTTAACAAAAGTTTTCATATTTTATATATTATTAATAATGCAAATATATATAAAATATTTCAATAAACAAAATAATCGAGAGGTTTTCCTCTCGATTATTTTTTATAAAATTAACTGTTAATCTCAGATGCTACATATGCGCACAGCAATTCTATTTTTGTTTTACTAATTTTTGCTTTTACTGCGCATTTAAATACAACATCTATAAGGTCCTTATTCAAATCTTTTGGTGCATCATCAACATATGAATATTCTGTGGCACCAGTTGTACTATCTTTATATACCTTTATTACTGAATCTATTGGTTTATCATCAGTACTAAAACTTTCACTACTGCTGTCATCTATTGGTTTTTCCAACTCTTCTAGTACTTTTTCAACATCAGTTACTTGATTCAATATTGGAGAAACTTGCTCAATAGTCTTGCTAGGTTTGCTGTTCGTTTTTCCTTTTTTTCTACTTTCAAATTCAGTATCATATTCAATAGCAGCTTTTTTAGCACTAATTTTACCATTGAAAATATCCCTAGCAATTTTTTCAGATATTATCCTAGATTCTTTTGTTTTTACTTCATCTTTTTCAGCACCACCCTTTCCAATAGATTCAAACTCCATTGTGTGATAAAGATTGGATAAATCAGTTTTAAATACACTGTAAAAATCAAGGCCATTAGTTCCAATTACACTATATTGCGACAAAATAGTATTTTTAGAAAGTTCTCTGATGCCCAAACTTTTATTACCCTTTACACAAAAAATATCTTCATTGTTGTCAACAATAATAGCAGCCCTAACTCTACCTGTACCGCCTCTTTGTGGGAAATTAGATGCCATTTCTTCAGTTTTTTTGTGCAAATCCAAATACCTTCCATTATATATGGTATATACACCACCAAATTTGAACTGCTTCTCATCATTAAATGTTGTGTTGAAACTTTCAAAATTAGTATTTTTTGAAACTACCAAATATACAACTTTAACATTTTTAGTGACATTTTTACGCCTATCATGTGCTAATTTATAAGTCTTCACAATGAAAACGAGTCCATCCTTAATATAAACGCCATCTTCATTAATATCGTCACCAAGCACTGAGAGAAACATTCTATCTTTTGATTGGAGTTTAATCCCATTTAAAGTGACTGTTACACCTTTTTTATTCATTAAATATGGATATACAGATGCAATATAATCAGATGTTCTTTTGAGTCCAGCCCAAATATCTCTAATTGGCTTAATACTTACTGTAGTGCCTTTACCTTTTTTCGTATCTTTTTGATTATACCTTACCATTGGGCTTGTGAAAATGTCTTCATTTTCACATAAAGTAAAAATTGCTTCATTAATATTCACCCCATCAGTACTAGAACTAACACAAGCTAAAGAAGTGCTATTCTTTTCATTTCCAAAATCTGCAAGAGAAATAATAGCATTTTTGCTACCAACGCCACGAATGCCAACACTATTTTTCTCCTTTTCAGTACCTTTTTTGAGACAAGTGAAATGAGTTACATAATCTTTCATTTTTTCATCATCAATTCCACGCCCATTGTCAGAACACATAAAAGAAGCATCTTCCTTATTAATAACAATATCAATGTTGGTTGAATCAGCATCAAAAGAATTATCAATAAACTCTTGAATCGCCTCAATTTCGCTTACATTTTCTTTTGTTGCTGTAACATAAGCGTTAATTACACCAGTCATTTTTTCCCTTGTAGACGTGGTTAACTTCTTTCTAACTGTAGCAGTCTTTTTTACTTCTGTCATGTTTATAAATATTTTAATTTTTGCCTACTCTAAATATTTGGTTTTCGACATCCCCATTGTGATTTTTTTCCACACTGCAAAGATACAAAAAAAAATTAAAATAACCAAATACAATTCATCTTTTTAACATCAATTAACTAAAAAACTAAAATTAATTTTAACCATTATACCTTATTATATATAAACAAAATAGGAGACCTTTCACAGTCTCCTATAATGTCTTTATTTCCAAAACTTACTTGTTATATCCTCAAAATCAATCTGTTCAACGCCCTCGCTCTCAAAAATCTTGTGTTTCAGCTTATAAAGTCTTTGATTTGTGGTCTTCTTATTCAATCCACCCAATTCCTCATCGTAATGTCCTAACTTAATGTAATCGAAATAATGGAAATTGATACTTTTATAATATGTATCTCTTCCACTATACCACCCAACCTTTAGATGCTTATTCTCATGCACATATTCTGCCAATTCATGTATCGTTTGTGGCTCTGCATCGCCACCCATAAAACAAACAGTCGTTATACCATCATTTTTCTCAATAAGTCTATCTAACTCTTCTGTAGTTAGTGAAATCCCTTTATCTTCCCATAAAAACTCTGAATGACATCCCTTACAATGACAAGGGCAATTTGTGATATTGATTGCTAAAGTAATCTCATCTGGTATTTCCTCAAATACCACCATTGCATTATAATATTTTACCATAAAACTTATATTTCTCTTTTTGGTATTTTTGTTTCATCTAATACATATAATCCACATTCACATACATCTTTTATTTTGTAATCAGTACATGGACAATGTAAATCTTTACCTTCATAATCCTCTGAATCATGTGCGCATGGGCATAATCCATCACACTTTTCGCATCTTCTCAAGATTGCGTTTACAACCCTATCATTAGGATTGAGCTTCCAGCCTTCTTTTCTATATATTTCAATCATATCAATTTATTTTGTAAAAAATTGGGTACTCCGTAGTACCCAATATGTTATTGTCTGTAACTTCTCATATGTTCTTCCACTTGTCTTGCCTCATTAAATGAACTAACACGTTTCAAATAACCAATTATTCTAGTCAAATAGTCTATATTGTGGCTTCCACATTTAGGGCAAACATCTAGTGTGTCTTTGCTAATATATCCGCAGTCGTTGCACACAGTATTCTTACAGTTGAATGTGAAATAACTACATCCATATTCTGATGCGACCCTTAGTAACTGCCTATACTGGTCAAATGAAAGATGCTCATTGATGTTCAAATGCGCTGCTTGACCCCCGTCAAGATACTTAACAAAATTATTTCCATGAAGTTTCATTTTATCAAGAAGCGATAACTCCGTGTCTTCTGGATTAAAGAAATAACTGCTATACATTATATGTTTTGGTGATACATAATAACCGTCTTTTTTATCCCAATTATAGTTTTTATTTGACAGATTCTCACCAGGCACAAATTCAGTGTTGTACATGCAGTCTCTTGTCTTGTCCTTTCTATTTGAAATGTTAATAGTTTCAAGAATATTATTTACAAATTCCTCATAGTCTTCATTAAGGTTAGCATCAATAGACAAAAACTCTGCTGCATCTGTCAATCCATTTACACCGATTGTAAGATATTGTTTACGCATATTGATGAATCCAGCCCTATAAACATCTAGCATGTTAGCATTTAGGAAATCTTTCACAATTTCATTGAAAGCTCTCTGGTATTTATGAACCCTCTCTGTCATTTCGGTGATACCAGTGGAAACATATTTATAGAGTAATTCTTTATCTTTTACTTTCCTTATATCTACTTGGACACCTTTTTCTAATTCGATACCCTCTACCTCTTCAAAGTATTTTCTAGTTGCATTTTGGATTACTCTGTTAAGGTTAATTGTCATTACTGATTTAGAGCCAGTAGCAACAGAAGCAGTACCCATCGAGAATTGGTGTGTCGTATGGTTATGTTCATCGTCATTCTCGCCATCCTTAAGAGAATTTCTAAGTCTGCAACAAGAACTTAACGAATCTGGTGAATCGCTCAAATAACAGAAGAATGAATGTCCTTCAGCCCACATTTCAGCGGTAAAATCTGCATATTCTTTATCAACAATATCATGCCCATCTGTAAGCATTGCCATTGTTTCAACTGGAAAAGTTAATACGTATTTAGTTCTTTCTTCGTTGAACCATTTCATAAATTTCTTTTGCAGCCATGATAAAGTTTCCCATTTTGGAGCACTTCCGTCTGGAAATTTAAAATCGCCAAAAACGCCATCAAAATAATTCTTATCAAAATATCCTACATTCCAGAATACAGTTTGATAGCCTCTATTACCCGCAGGCATGTTCATCGAATGAACTACTTGCTGGAAACAATTCTCAATAACTTGTTCGAGTGTTCTACCTTTTCTATTAAGTTCAACTTGTTTATCAAGTATATCGAGGTAGTCTTCTCCATAGTCCTTTCTGATAAAATAATCCATATACATAAGGAACTCTGGTGTTGCTACCGCCCCCATGAATTGCGATGATACAGAATAAACTAAGTTAATGAACTCTCCACAGTATGATTTGAGGTCAGTAGGAGCAGTTGATTGACCGCCAAGATTTTTTAAACCATCTATTAAGAACGGATACATAGTTATTGCAACGCAATATGGGTATCCTGGTGTTCCGCTTTCATCGTGTTTATATAGAACGTGTGTTTCAAGGTCTTTTATATATTGGTCAGCAAGTTTTTTTGAATACAATGCTTTAATTTTATTATGCATAATGTATCTGTTTTGCTGAATATTTTTGCCTTTATG